AAATACATGTCAGCTTCATTTGATTCTGCTTTATTCATTACTTCGAAACGCTTATTAATTTTTGATAGTTCCATTTATCTCACCCCCTTCCAAATTATCAGCTTGTTGATAATTTTTCGTTACAAATCGTTTGTTTGCCCACGTCTCTTCAAGTGGCTCCCTTCCAAGAATAATCAATATATCATTAATAGATAAACCACCAATTGCAAAGAGCTTGTCCAGAGCTGTTGCTAACTTTGTAATATCCACAACTTTTATCTTATTTGTATCAATTTTTAAGTATGTACGATTTATATATTCCTCTTTTTCATACATCTTGCGATTGAATTCGTCCTGAATCAACTCGGCAATCGGATTAATACAAAAAGCCAAAAATGAATCCAGTTGCTTTTCGACGTCTGCCACATCACCTTTTAAAATTCCGATAGGGACATGAAAAGCAATGGCCACATAGTTAAATATGTCACTGATTAAATCACTAATGTCACGACTTGTACTATTGTTAGAAACCCCATTTTTACTATCGCTCATATCTTCGAATTCATAACCATGTTGCAATTGAAATGCGGAACCTACTTTATCAGCGTTAAACCAGTTTTTTAATTGATTTTCAAACATTTCGTTAATAGCTTCTTGTGTTTCTTCATCCTGCGCTCTTAAAAAATCTCCTTTAATTAATAAGCGCTTATTATTTTTTCTTTTATAGTAATCAATAGAAGAGGCAAGCAATTTCCCCAAACTACTATACATTCCATCAATGACTTGCATGATATTACGATCATTTAGTTTAAAGTGAAACACATCTGATTCGTTAAATGATTTTTCAAAAGTGAAATCGCCAATCGTTATGTCATTATATATATTCTCTTTTAAAGCAAATTTAGTAACACTAAATGAATCTGCTATATACAATTGTTTATTTTGCATAATAACTACACATTCATTTTCCATAATCAGATGATTAACTAAGCTATGCATAAATTCGGATGCATTTTGATTTTGATTAGGTTGTACATTGAGCAAATAATGATTTTCACCACGTTTTTCTTTTCCTTTTTCAAACGTTTGAAATTCACACCTTGTTAAAGCGTTAGCGATTAAATCTATACAACTTTCTACAGCTAACTTTTTGTAAAAATAATCAATTCCTAATTCATAAAAACAAGAATCTAACGTGACTGTTTTCCTATCACCAAAGAAACCTCGTACCCATTCTCTTAATCCCAAATTCTCACCACCTTTTATACACTGAATGATTTGAATATCTTTTTGACATTATCTTTTGTTAAAGAATTTGACTCTTTTAACTCACTATCAAAATTAAGAGCATGTAAAAAAGCGAAAAAACCATCTGTTTTTCGCTTCTCTTTATCAATCTTTTTATATTCAATATTTCCATTCATTTTTTCTTCTTTATAGACGTTTCCAACATACCAACGCATAAGTGGATCATCACCAAATACAATTGTATGTTTAATAAATATCTCTTCTACAAGTGGAGCAAGTTTACTATGAGTTGCTGGACCACGGCGAACAATTTCAATTTCAAATCCGGCTGCTTCAAGCGACTCTTTTAAAATTGCTGAACGATATAAGTCCATACTTACCTTTTTTATACGATATTTCTTATTCATCATGACGAACCAATTCAGCACATGTTCCGCACTAATTGATTTGTCATAAACAACAGTAAGTAACCCTTTTTCAATTGCAATTCGAATGATATCTGGGTTAATATCTTGCAACTTAGGTGCTGTATGATGCATGAATGTATGTTGCAACCAATAACGTTTTCCATCTTTTTTGAAATATATCCCCACTGAACAGAAGTCGCGAATTTGAGCAAAATCAACAGCTCCTATACATTCTATCCCTTGAACATTTTCAGGGAATGGCTGCTCTGTAGCTAATCGCTCTTCATAGGTAGCAACTTCTTTTCGTGTATCTTCGACAGGTAAATTCATTCTTTTCGTCATGAATTCAATACGCAATGCACTGTTACGCTGCATATCATGGTATTCTTTACGCATTTCATGCTGCAAATTTTCATTATATCTATAGGAAGGATTCGCCTTTTCCCACATAGATTCATCATGAACTTCTTTTTCATCATCAAGTTTACATATGAATGGAAACAATGTAGAGTGTGGTAATTCTTTGTTTAACACTAGTTGTGCTTCTTCTTTCATATCATCCAATACTCCGCCACGTACATTTCCATCTGTTGTAATATAGAAAATCCTTGGATCCTTCTTTTTACCTAAACCAGAAGTGAAAACTTTTATATTAGAATAATCCTCATATTCATGTAATTCATCAAATATAACAGTTCCACTTCGCTTACCATCTTTTGTACGAGCATTTGAAGTATTAAATTCAAACTTAGACTTTGTTTTTATATGTTTAATGAGTATTTTTGATTTGTAAAAAACTTTTTTTAACTTCCTTGCAAATTTAGGTGTTTCTAAAATATTTAACACATCTTCGAATGATGTTTTTGCCTGATCTTCTGATGTTGCCACAATGTCTATATCATAATTTTTAATCCCATGATGACCACTTAACATATAAAAACAATCATAACTGATATATCCGTTTTTACCTGCCCCACGACCAAGTAATAACAAATATCTGTCAAACATAAGACGACCATCCTCATAACGTACACCGTAAAAAAATGCATTACAGAACCTTTGCCAAGCGAAAAGCGAAAAAGGAAAATAAGGCGCTGGCTTCTCCACTGATTTTTCAATAGCATCTGCATCAATCACTACACCTGGTTGATCTAACTTCCAACGTAGAAACTCCATGAGCTGTTTTTGCTCTTTACAACTTTGTATTTCCTCGTTTTCGACCATACGCATGTAATCATCAATGTAAGGATGATATTTATATGTGGTTGGGAATCTAGATGTCATCTTCATCATCACCTTCAATAGCTATCGGCTCTTTCAAACCAAGCACCTTTAGTAATTCCGTCATGCGCTTATTCGTCTCCCGAAACTCTTTTGTAGCTGGATTCGCCTTAATTCCTTTTTGGCTCTCACTATTTTGCCATTCAATCATTGGCCCATTCTTTTTCATTTCTCTTGCTAATTTATTTTTCACATCAAACATCGTTATGTAATCATCAACAAGATCAATGTAGTGCATTCCATACAAACCATTCATTTCCAATTGTTGTAATAAATCTTGCTTTATCTGTGCTTTTTTTGATAGTTTTCGCACAAGTACCCCCCCTCTTACTTTTAAATTTGCAAAAATGTTTTAACCGCTCTCCTACCCCCGTTGAACGGCCCTTCCATAAGAAGCCAAAACTTTTGACCGGGGGTGTTATGAAATCAATTCAAAATACGTTTCAATAAAATCCAAAACAAAAAAGATTTCCTCGGTGGAAATCTTTAAAATTTCTTTTGTAAATATTAATTTATTTTCATCGGTTAATCTTTCTCTTACATCAATAAGTGTAAGTCGCTTACACTTCCTTGGGTTCACACAGTCTCTTACCTGACAATATCTCCAATAAGAATACTCTCGGAACTGGTTAAGCATGTCACGCTCATACGATGTACGCTCGTCCTTCTCAGCGTATTGAATCATTAACTCAGTATCGAATGTCCAACTACCATCAACAATAATCATAGCTACCACCGTTCCTCATTCGTGAACTTAGGTTTGCTATTACTAATCATCTTATCCTTACCATCAGCAATGTTATGACAACGAACACAAAGATACTCAAGGTTATCTACGTTTAAAGCAAGATGTGGATGCGTCTTAACTGGTTTAATATGGTTCACATCCATCTTCATTTTACGTCCACGCTTATCAAGAGTTTCTCGTGTCGTTACCTTCCCTTTTCGTTTACAATGCTCACATTCATTCTTGGCTCGTTGGATTGCTATTAATCTTAGAGCATTCCACTCCTTAGACTTATAGAACTTCATAAGCTTGTCTTCTTTTATGAGTTGAATAAGTTCCTCTTCCTTCATACCTAACACCTCACAATTTAGCGTTAACTCTCACATTACGGTACGTGAAGTTTTATCTCTAATAAATGCAAAAAGAGCTATCACATTCGATAGCTCTTTTACTAAATAGACAAGTCATGTCGTGTACTACATATTTACTTCAGTTTGGTTAAGAGGTTCTACACCTCTTTCAATCGCCGACTGTACGTCACTCCCCCGTAGTTACTAATATGTCTCGTAGTCAGCGATTGAAAGAAGAGCAAAAGCTCTTCCTCGTATTAACAACAAGGTTTTAATTTTGGAATTAAAATCAAGAACAACATATCATTTATTCCTCAACCATACCCCACGGTCTTAACGATCCATTTGAATTATAAAGGAAGTGATAAAATGTTTTCCGCCATTTATCACAATACAAATATAACACGTCTAAAAACTAATTTCGTCCGCAAATCGTTCGCAAATCCTCCGCGAATCGTTCGCAAAAAGTTCGCGTTTTTTCTTAAACGCCTTCATACATATCAATTGCAATACTCTTTATCTTCTTAACAATACGCCGTACTCTCTTTTACACTTAGAGCAATTCAAAATACCAAAGTTTATTTCCCTTCTATCCAGTTGTTGTCCACACTTACACTGTACTTCATATCCATCGCATTTCAACTCTACCATTTGTCCTCCACCAAATTCCAATTGTCTAAAGGTTTCAGTATGTACCATTTATATTCCGCCTTTCAAATGTATATTTCATAATCATAATAATTTATTACTTTATGAAATTCCATTTATTTTACTTCTTCTGCTGCGGCTATTTCCTTCTACTAAAATCCACTTGCTGCTTTTTACATTTTTCTCGCACTAAATCAATTATTTTTCTAGTTCTTCCATCTACAAATTGAGTTATCTCATCATAAATCACCGCATCGCATTTCAAGCCATCCTGCTTATCATCAATTTTGTACATCATTTCCGCCCTCTTTTCGCATAGTTTTCATTCAATACAGTCTGTTATCTCTAAAAACGAATTCGCTATAAGTCATATTGTGTTGAATTAGTCCATCGCAATTCCGCTTAGAACCACCAAGCTTTTCAGCACATCAGCAAAACCAATTCGACACTTTTCTTTTGTAGCAAATTCAAAAAATACATAAAAAAATAAAATCCTTAGATTTTGAATTTCTTTTGATAATCATTTAATGTATCTTGTTCAATCCCAATATATCTTAATGTTTCCTTTTGGTCCGTATGATTTAACATTCGCTGCAAAACTACTACATCTTTAAACTGTTTATAGTGATGATATCCATATGTTTTTCGAAGTGAATGAGTACCGATTCGCTCCAAACCAAACTCCCTTGCTGCCTGATTCAATATTACATAAGCCATTGATCTAGTAATTGGTTTGTTCTTACCGTTTCTACTTTTAATAAGAAATTCATTCTTCGGTCTTCCATTTGCATATTGCCTTATCGCTTTCTTTAGTTCAGATGGCATCTTTACTTCTTTAACTTTCTTTGTTTTCTTTTCACGAATAAAGATACTCCATCCTTCTACATCACGAATCCTAAGTCGCAATATATCAGAAATGCGTAACCCTGTGTTAATACCAAGAAGGAACAAAATGTAATTACGTTCATTCTGCCCCTTTAAGAATTCTTTAATTTCTTGGATTGCTTCTTTATCACGAATTGGTTGAACAAGGTTCATGCACTTTTCCCCCCTGCCTGTCTATGATTCTTTTTATACACTTCTATTTTTAAAATGAATGCCAACCGCAATAACGCTTGTCCTTTTAACTTGTAATACTTTGTTTTCCCTACTCCTAAATCAAGCCAAATGTCAGGATCATATCCTGGTAAGTCTCCCATAAATCTTTCTAATATTATTCGGCGTTCATCATCCTTTAAACGATTAACGCCATCATAGATCCAGCTCATAAATTCATTACGCTCTTGTTCATATTCTATTCTCTCAATTGCAATCTCTTCTGTAGAACTATGAAATGTATTTGTAAATGATGGAGGAATAATAGAATACGATGGTGTGACTTTAGGTAAAATATCACTTGGCATTGTTGCTAAATACTGACGATACACTTCGAATACTTCTTCAACCGCTTGTTTTGTTTTCTTTCCATCTACAACTGGCATTTTGAACGTTAATTGTTTTTTCATATTAATTCCTCCAAAATTTTATTTTTGTCTAAGGGCACCGCCGTGACCACGCTCATATCGTGCTCTACGAATACCCATTAATTCCTCTATATCTCGAATACTTAATTTCTCTTTCTTACGCTGCCTATTCTGTTTCTTTTGCTGCTGATTACGAATCTTTTTCATTCCCATCACCTCTAAGCAAAATAAAAAAAGCGGACACCAAACTACAGAGCAATATCACTTATGCTCTTTGTAGTTCAGTGTCCGCTGGTTCTTCCAGTAGGACAAAATGTTTAATTGCTATTATTATATCATTTTCTTACGTTTTTTTACCTTTTTAAAGGATTTTATTTAATAATTACTAAATCTCATTTTTTTCTAAATGAGACATTTTTGTCATTTCTGTCATGAAAATAGTGATGTTTTGAGGAGTTCCTGTAACAACTACTTGTCCTATATCAACAGTCACTTCATCTCCTTTTCGAGATAGGTTTATTATAGTTTCTGGCTTCTTATCAATGATTCTTAATTTGCTTAGTATTTTAAAAGTTAATTTCTTCATATGAATTTCTCCTTTTCTACAAGAGGATTATTTTATTAAGTTTTAGATACTTTCGTTGATTTTATCGATAAGTTCATTCAACTCGGATTCTGTTTCTATATCTGCTGTATTATCAGCAATTTCTTG